GAACACCTCATGATATTGCCACAATGCATACGAAAAAAGGCGGATCATCTTTTCAAATAAATGATGGTGAAACACCGGAGGGCGGATGGCCAGGTGCAGGCAGACCTGCTAAAAATCTAAAATATGGTACAGACGACCATGTTTACGGTAGAGATCCAATTGGTAAAAAAGATATTCAAAATACATTGAAATCAAGAAATACAATAAAGCACGATTATAAGAAGAATTCCCCACTGTCATTAGAGGGTAAGGAATTAGAAAAATTAATAAATAGTATGTCTGAATTTAAAGTAAAAACTAAGTCTATAATATCAGAAAGTTTAAAACCATCAAATTTAGTTGAAGAAAATGAGCCTAATTTATTGGATGAAAACAATTTATTAGACGAATTATAATTTTTTTCTATATTTATTCTATGAAAGTGTACACATTTAGGTATAAGGAAACATGAAGAAAATAAAACATTCAAAGTTTAAAAATACTGGGATGTTATTTGAACTATTAACACGTCAAATAACATCTGATATTGTTTCTTCTAAGGAGTCCGCGGCAATCCAAATTCTTCGTAAGCATTTTGGAAAGAACTCGGAATTAATAAAGGAATATAAACTTTATAAAACTCTTTGTGATGAAAAATTAAAGTCCGAAACAAAGGCAAATATGCTTATAGAAGCCGCTATAAAGGCTAAGAAAGGATTGGACAGAAAAAAACTCACAGAAGAAAAATATCAACTGATAAAAGCAATAAAAGATAATTTTGATATTGATTCATTTTTCCAAACGAAAGTTCAAAATTATAAATTGTTGGCATCAATATACAAATTATTTGAATACAAGGAGATGGAAAATCCCTTACAAATAACAAAGTGTAGAATCACTGTGTTGGAAAATGTCACAACTAAAACACAAAATAAGATAATATCAGAAGCAGTTACAATTTCAAATGAACCTAAAGAAGTACGACTATTATCACAAAAACTTTTAGTTGAAAAATTTAATAATAAGTATAGTGATTTGAATGAGGACCAACGAGTTTTATTACGAGAGTACATAAGTAATGTAAGTAATACTAATAACTTCAAATCATTTATACAATCCGAAGCAGTTCACTTAAAAAATATATTTCAAAAAAATATTTCAAAAGTAAAAGATTCCGCTTTAAAAATAAAATTAACAGAAGTTATAAATCTATTAGATGAATATAACGAAGTAAAAAAAATAGAAGAAAACCATGTTTCAGCTATCCTGAGATACTACAGTTTAATAGAAGATTTATCGTGGAGTAAATAATGTCTACACCTAATGAAACACACCCCTACAATTACCCAACTTCAAGTGCGAATGATTTTGAAAGATTAGGTCATCCGGGAAAATGGAAAAAAACAATTTCGGTATCAGGAACTACTTGGTTTACTGGATCTAATTATGGTGTAGGTGCTATACTACCGTCTGGTACTGGTAGTCCGGCTGGAACTGCATATTTAACAGATGGTGGTTCTATAGATATAAGTAAATTAAGTAAAGGTGTTATTTACGAGTTGTCCGTAGCATACATAACAGGTGGCTCCGATGTTTATGCACTATTTAGAAACCAAGTTATCAGATAATATGCATACTGAAGAATTCATAAAAAAAATATTAGAATCAGAAGACTTCAAAATTTTTGAAGAAGATGGTGGTGCTGGAAACGCTACTGCAAATGTAGACGGTTATCAGACACCAAATGCTTTTGCAAAAAGTGAAGAAGATTATGAGGACCATATAAAAGATAGGGCAGAAATGTTTGGATATAAAATGGTTGGTAAAAGTAAACACAAGCACTTTAAACCGATATACAAAACAGAGTCTAAATCTACCTATAAACAAGCTATGGAATCTTTAAATGAAATACGTTATACAGACTATAAGTTGGATGATACAAGAACTGCTAATAGAAAGATAAACGATTCTATACAGTCCATAAATAGAACAATTTATGAAGTAGAATCTGCATTGGAACACGCTTTAAAATTAAAAACAGAGATGGGTGTAGATCAAAGAACACTTTGGGGATCTTCAATAACAAAACTAAGAAAAATATCAGAAAGAATTAACAGGATTACTAAAAAGATACACGAATTAGGTGCTTAAAATGAAACAATTATTGATAGATACTATTTTATTCCAAGTTAACCCAACTCAAATACACGAGGCTGTATCAAAAGGTGATCGTATTATTGTAGAAGGTGTATTGCAAAGAGCAGAGGCTAAAAATCAAAATGGTAGAATATACCCAAAAAACATTCTCATGCGGGAAGTTAAAAAATACGCCGAAACTAATATAAAAGAGAGACGGGCATTGGGTGAATTAGATCATCCAGACTCATCGGTAATAAATCTTAAAAATGTCTGTCATAATGTTTTAGAAGTCAGATGGAACGGTGACGATGTGGTTGGACGTGTCGAGATTTTACCAACACCATCTGGTAATATACTTAAAAATTTATTAGGTGCTGGAATAAGATTAGGTATTTCTTCAAGAGGATTGGGATCAGTCGAAGAAATAAATGAAAACACGGTACAGGTACAAGACGATTTTGAACTAATAGGTTGGGACTTTGTTTCAAATCCGTCAACTCAAGGTGCATTTATGTATCCAGTTAATGAAGGGCTTATAAAAGAAGGGGTGGATATGAGAACAATATCTAAAATAGATCCTAAAATAGAAAGAATACATAACAATATAACAAACATTATTTGTGAAATAGGTAATGTTTGTGAGTGTATAATTGGAGATAAATAATGCCGTCATTATCACAACAACAACAAAAATTAATGGGTTTGGCTCTTGCATATAAGAGGGGTGATGTTCCTGATTCTAAAGTCAGCGGCAATATAAAAAAATTGGCAAGTGCAATGACAACATCAGATTTGGAAAAATATGCCTCTACTAAACACAAAGGTCTTCCAAAAAAAGTGGAGAGTAAAGTATCAGTTGAAGAATTGAGAAATATGATAGCAGATGCAATTGATGAAGTAATGCAAGAAAAAATAACTGCATCAAACCTAAACTCAGAACAAAAAAACTTATACATAGAAGCTATTTCAAATTATAATAAATATCGCTCAATAATACATCGGTCAAAGGAGTTACCAACTGCTGTAAGTGAGATAAAAAATTTAGTAGAATTTGCAACAAAAAATATTGTAGCTGAATCAGGTGATTGGTTTGAAGGGGTATCTATAAAAAGAAAAACAAAGAAGTTGAAAGAAGCTATGTATGAATTTGAAAAGACAAGTCAAAAAGTAACTAAACTACAAAAAACTTTGGAATCTATCTACGAACATATAGGTAGACAACTCAGTAATTTTTACGAAATAAAATAAACAATAAGGAAACGGGTTATGTCAGACCGAGTGTACGTTAATTCAAAGCCAGCACATGTTAAAGTTAAAGCTGGAACAATGAACATAGATACGATGATAAAAGTATTTAAAAGAAAAGTAAAAGAAGCCGGAATATTAGAAGAATATAAAAACCGTATGGAATATATTAAACCGTCAAGAAAAAAAGTTGAAAAAAGAAATGCAGCTATAAGACGGCAAAGAAAAATGGATATGGAAAATTTTTAATATTTTTAAAATAAGCTATATTTATAACAATAATATCTCACTAAATTAAAGAATTTAAGAATATCTTAGATGTGGGATCTATAATTTTTTTATGATGATTGGGGTTAACAATAACACCAAAAAAGTTGGAGATTTTAAATGAAGAATGACTTATTGAGAGAAGCGATAGCAGATGCTAAAGCAGTTCGTGAAGTTGCACTTGCAAACGCGAAACTTGCTTTGGAAGAAGCTTTCACACCACGTCTTCAATCCATGCTTTCTCAAAAACTTTCTGAAGAAGCTGAAATGGATGATGAATCCAAAGAAGTAGAAGAAGAAGGATTTTTTAACGAGTTTGCTATGGGTGAGGCTGATGGCGAAGGTGAGGAAAATGAAGAATCTAAAGAGCATACCGAAGATGAAGAGCAAACTGAAGAAACCATGAACTACGATGACGTAGATGAGTATTTCGGTGAAGCTGAACATTCAGAGGAATACTCCGAGGAAAAACCTAAAGAAGAAGCTATGTATCACAATGAAACTACCGAAGAAGATGATGAACAAGATATTGACGAAGATTTGATGGAAATTATACGTCAATTGGAAGAAGACTTGGGCTCATCAGAAATCGGTAAGGGTGATAATAAAAAACCTTCTGCAAAGGCATCTGATGATTCTACACAAGATCCTGCTGGAAGCCAAAAGGTAGTTCAATTGGTTGAAGAAGAAGAAGAAGAAAAAGTTGACGAATCTAAAGAAGAAGATGAAGATGTCAATGAAATTCTTCGTGCAATTCGTGAAGAAGAAAGTGATGAAGAAAAAGTAGACGAATCAAGTGATTTGGACATCAACGAAATTCTCCGTGCTCTTCGTGAAGAAGAAGATGAAGAAGAAAAGGTTGATGAAACTAAAGCTACTGATAAAGAATTGGAAGAAGCGAATGCTAAAATTCGTGAAGCTTATGCTGTAATAACATTCCTCCGTTCTAAAATCAATGAAGTAAATCTTTTGAATTCTAAACTTTTATTCACAAATAAAATCTTCAAAAAGCACGCTTTATCTGAAAATCAAAAAATTACGGTCATCGAGAATTTTGACCGTGCTTCTAGCTTGCGTGAAGTCAAATTGGTGTTTGCAACCCTTTCTGAGGCACTTAAATCCGCTAAAACGAATATTAAACCTTTGAAAGAATCGTTTGCAAGTAAACCTACTGCAAGCACACGACCAAAAACTATCATCAACGAAGGTGATGATACAGTAAATCGTTTACGTAAATTAGCTGGTTTAAAATAACATTATAGGATAAAAAAATGAGTATACAATCACTTTTAGGCTCTACAAGCACCGCTCATAGACGCCTTCTCGAAGAAAACAAAGGGATTGTTAAGAAGTGGGAGAAATCCGGACTTCTTGATAATGTCTCTAATGATTACGAAAAGAATGGTATTGCAGTTCTTCTCGAAAATCAGGCAAAACAACTTATTGACGAAACAAACCGCACAGGTACTCAAGCTGGTTCTGAAGAATGGGCTGGAGTTGCTCTTCCGTTAGTACGTCGTATCTTTTCAGAAATTGCTGCTAAAGATTTCGTTTCCGTACAACCTATGAGCTTACCTTCAGGTCTTGTATTCTTCTTAGATTTTAAGTATGGTACAGCACAACCTGGATTTACAGCAAATGCTGGTAAAGATTCACAAG